CGCGGGTATTATATTAAACCTGGTTATTACTTCCACGCAATTCAACCTCTTGCGGTGTGTTATACAGTGTCAATCTGTGGCGGTTTCCGACGCCATCGGGATTTTTAATCATGGTTTTCTCCAGAAGCAACTGAACAAGTCACTTGTTCTTTCGAGGAACAGGGCCTTTGATAGGTTCAATTGAATTGACGGCTGGGTTCTTCTTTTTGGGATATCTGCGCCTCATCGGTCGTGAGCTATCGACGGGGACAACCTTTCCATAGGTGTTCTTTCTAGCGTTATCGCCATAATATCCAGAAGCGTTCTTTATTAAACGCCTATCCGTTTTATCATCCGTATATCGGTTTAAAGCGGCACCACTACCTGTGATAGCGACACCAGCAGCTTTGGCTAATGGATGAGGAATCATTGAAATGATTGGGCCAACGACTTCTGCTATTGAGCCGAGTAAGTGAGACCACCACTCACCAGCAGGATTTTCCCCGAAGGGAACACCAGCTGGGAGCTTGGCGGTAACCCGAGAATAAATCTCAAGGGCAACAGGGTCAAAAGGGGCTGTAGCAGTAGCAATTGGGAGTAATTCCGATTCAGAGTCGCTAGGGAAACGCTCAACGATCCACCTTACTCTAAGAGTTAGAGTTGTTTCCTCGGATAAACCAGAGAAAATAACCACATTACTATCAGAGGGATTGAAAATTGGGCAATTTCGAGTTGAGAAAAAGGGTGTTGAGTTACCCGGTGCTGAAAACGTTGACAATGAATTAGTGTAACAGGGGATCGGTGTAACAGTGTTAACCGGACCTCCTGATGGATCTTCAGTTAAAAGGAGAGCTCCCGTAGGAGTCGGGTAATGAAGATGACGATCCACTTTAAGGAAAACGGGGGCATAATAACCGTTAGCAGCAAGATCTTGGGCGAAGCCAGGATACAGGGCCATCTCGGAAAGATTTTTAGGTACAGTTCTTAATGGGGACACACTCGTGAATCCCCAAGCATTGGCTGGAGATGTGAGAGCGACGTACGTATAAAATGCTTCTGAGTCAGGTTGTGACATACGGCACATAGACATCAAACCTTGAAGGTTTATTTGGGCGGTAGTATTGACAATCTCAATACCACAACCGGCTATTTTAATGATGCCTTTAGTGTGTATGGTAGGTAAAGAGCAGCCTTGAGGATTTCCAGGTAATCCGGGGACGGCAGTATCGGAAAAGTCAGCACCATCAACAGCATAGTTAACCTGAACAGGGTTAAGAAGATGCGCTGTTGTAGTCTGAGTAGATACATCGCCGTAGAAGAGACCATCCTTCAGTTCGAAAGGGGTGATAATTGGGAAAGAAGCAACCCTACACGACCAATTGCCAGCGGGCAAAGCGACCGGAGAGTTATTCTTAGATATCTGATATTCTTGGGTAACAGCATAACAGACAGATTTACCAACCTCTTGATCAGGAACACCGTGAAAATCTTCAACAGGTGTATCATGATAAGGGTCGAGGGCTAGGGTTAACCATTTACCACCAGATTCACTTAGAATCCTACCAACGACAAGGTCGTTGATCATTTGTTTAGTTGCGCTAATGGGGTTTTTGTGTTTAGAGAGAGACATCACGGAGAATTTTAAATCCTCCATCCGCCAGTGAGGCCGAGAAAAATGGAAACTCGGCGTCGTTATTCTCCCATCCAAAAAAGAACGACTCCATCACATCATCCCTGTTAATAAGGGAAATGAGAGTCGAATCTTCTTTGGGGATGTCCACTCTAAATACTTGTGCAACAAAATCCCTAGCATATCTCTTAAAGAGATCGTGATGCGGTGTAGGCCATGACATAACGTAGATAGCAAATAACTTAGATAAATACATACTACGTTCATCAGACCCAGTTTTTATGATCAGTGAGGCAGCCAAACGTTGAACATCATAAAGAGGTAAATACTTACCTCCTTTGTTAATAAAATTAAAACCAAGAAATTGCATCTTCTCAAGAGGAAAATCGGTTCCACCATGCATGAACTTTAAAGTCATACCGTACGATGAAAAATGATCTGAAAGAAAGTTCTCTTTCAAAACATAATCAAAGTCGGCGTCAAGAGCCATGATAGAATCGTCCCCGAAAAGAAATACAACTTGATCTCTGATCTGTTGAACGTTCGGATACGAATTGAATTTAGCATAATATGCTTTGATCAACGCATCGCTTAAAATAATAACATGGGCCAGAATGTTATCACGGGTTGTTGTGCCTGTGCCGCTCGCATTCCCGTAGGGGCGACTATACACTTCTCCCCAAACCGTCTTAAGGTTTTGGGTGCATGTATTATCAGCCATCCAATTAAATTCTTGAATGTGAGCGTCAGGTATCTTCTTACGAATAAGAGCGTATATATAAGGTAGAACAGGTAAAAACTTGTCCCACCCAGATACATCGTAGAACAACCTTATAGGTTTTGATAACAGCCTTTGGGCCATCTTATTAGCACCCCCACAATAGGGGTTAAAACCATACGCACTCCATCGATATTCCTTGATCGATAATGAATGGCCTTTTCCAAATCTCAACTGCGACATAAGCAGGTGTGCAGGAGGTATAGCAAAAAGCCTAATTTTATTCTTAGTGACGAGATCGGTTTCTTTGATCTCAACCTTTCCAGATGTATTATAAATAACAATCTCTTTTTTGAGTTTCTCGCGCCACTCTTTCCAATAAGGAGATTGGAAGAGGTCGCGTTTGGTTCTAAAACCCATAAGAGTGTAGGGAAAACCTGGGGAGGTTGAAAGATCCAAGTCCGGGATAAATTCGTCATCACTAGTGAAAAAGGTATCGAATGGAGTGATATAATCAGTCTCGAGAAAATCCAAAGCAAGCTTAAATGTATTGCTTTCTGAGAACGACCACTGACCAACAAAATCGAGGGATTGATAAGAAAAATCCATATTTTGGGAAGAAGGAGTGGCTATTGAGTATTTAGAATCTTCAAGAGCGAGAATCTTTTCCTGGTTTGATGGTATGACCCCAAACCAGACAGATACAGGCCGTTTGATCTTAGTCAGCTTTGGCAAGCTGTGTCCGCTCGGAATCCATCCGATGAATCGCATACTCCTAAAATTGTAACGGGCTGTACCACCAATATTAAGACGAGGGACTGTTTTAGGGGGAGATCCAACCCCCTCTATTTTTTCTCACCTTTTGCGAGAGCGCCCACGTAAAGGGCCATATTGTTGCTTCCAACTTTAGAATCACCATGAGTATGGTTATGGATACCTATAAGTTCGGTTCCCCTCATTATAGCTGAACCACAAATACCTTTAATAGTTGTAACGCTGTGGGTGATTTCATTGTTGAATCTGATAGCTTCACTGGTTCCATGCTTGGGATTACCGTCGAACCGACCAATGAGCCTAACAGCGACATTTCTTCCAACTTCAACAGTTCCAATCGGAATAGCGCTTCCTGAAAGTTGGTATTTGCTTGCAGGACACCATGAATAACCATCACCATCAGAACAAGTAGGAACATGGGTAAAATCACTTTTCTTGATCACAAGTCTCTTAATACCATCAGTAATTTGAATGCCATCCCTAACAAGATGTGTGCAGGTGATAAGAATCTTACCTTGGTTAGAGCTCGCTTTTACGCATGATCCTGTAACCACGCCGTCGCCCCTGACAAGGGAGTAGACTGAATTATGTACTTTGTCGATACCATCCTGGAGTGGGTGAAGACTCTTGGCTTCTGGTGTTTTCTTTGGCGCTGGCTTCCTACTACCCTTTGGAACCCACGCTTTAGTCTGGATAGGAATTTTAGGATTCTTTGATTCGTGTTTTGTATAAGTGTCATAGTATAACGCCATCTCTGCTGAAATATTCTTGAAATCATCGAGAGCCCTTCTGTAATTGGAGTCATCAAACCTCTCATTACCATGCTTCTTAAGCTCCTCCATATATTCCTGTACTTCATCACGTCTTCTGATGAGTTCATCGAGTTCGAACTGATAATCAGCCCTTGCGATCTTATCCGCTTTAGTGTGTTTATCTCTTTTAAGCGTATGTTGCCTCGGTTTATTCTTACCTTCAAGTTGTACGAAATCTTCTTTTCCAAAAGATTCATGAACTTTTTGATAATCAACAGGAAATAAACAAAGTTTTGAATGGGAATAAGTACCAAGAACGACAACACCAAGTACTGCAGCAATAGCGACAAAAGTTTTCAAAAAATCAATAACCAATGGAGCTAGATTCTTGATAGTGAACGCATTTTTAATCTTAAGAAAAAAATCCTGAAATTCATCGGTTTCTTCAATTTCGAATTTATCTTCTTGTAAAAAATTCACTACGTTGCAGCAAAGACATTCATCTTTTTCAGTATCCTTAGTTAACAAGAACCGTGCAAGACATTCTCTACCACGAATGAAATTCATAGTTTTAAGATCTTCACCCATGACAAAATTTTCGATATAATCAATATCGTGAAGGTCTTTATGGAGTTTACAAGGCTTAATATCAACTCTATACGCTTTTCCGAAAAGCTGAGGATCAGTTGGATCGATATCATCAGAAAATCCTTTAAGCTCGAGAAGCAACCTTCCTGTTCCAATAGCGGTTTTTATCTGCTCATTCATGTTGGTAAAAACAGCTTGAGCTTGTTGCTTTTCGTTAACCTGGGATTCCACTGACTCCCATCTCTTAAGGATTTTGGTCCATAATTGTGGTAAATGTGAGAACGCGTTGATAGTTGTAACCACGGCGCTAACCAAACGAGACGTAGTTATAAAATTTTCAATGGATGTTAATCCTAAAACAGTTCCAACAAGACTCATAACAGCACCGGATTTTACAACGGCTATCATGGATTGCTGAAAGAGAGATGTTTCATCATGCTTTCCCTCCTTTTCAATCACCATTCTTTGATAAAGAGAAACGGCAGTTGAGGCAGAGCTAGCTAATAGCTCGGAAAGAATAGCAGCCTTTCCAGCAGCGAGCAGAGCATCTATCATTAGATTTTCACCTCGCCTGAAATAGTATTTCTTCCCAACAAGAAGGTCAGCCACAATAATAGCAGATCCAAAAGATCCTACAAGAATAGCTCGATCAGGGTTATCCCCAGCGGCATGAGCTACTGTTAAAGTTCCAACAGTCGCAGCTGTCAAGATCGTTTTTGGGAGAGTAGGATTCTCTGTGATAGCTTCTTCGAAGCTTGACCAAAGATTGTTGAGCCTATTGAAAAAGGACATTGATCCTTTCATTTCCGGAGATTCCAACGACGTAGAAACAGAAGCAACACCACGAGCGGCTCTATCGATTCTTTCGAAAGTACCAACTTCCGATTCAGAATCGACGTCGCTTGTAGTTACCTCTGTAACAGTAGAAGGTTCAGAAAGTTTGTGGATAAAGTTACGAAAAT